ACTGCATCAGCATATTTATCTTCTAATGTTTCAATATTTTTTTTATATCTTTCAGAAGATGTTGACCTTAGAACTTGATGTGTGCCATCTGAGTGTATGTACATATTTGCTGAATTAGATGTAGTGTCATCATAAACGTGTTGCAGTCTTAATGAACCATCTGTTCCAAGAAGTAATGATTCACTATTTTGAGGGTCAAGAGATAGTTTAGTAGTATTAAATGTGGCTATCTTGTTTGTGCCACCATTATATGCTGCATTAACCATAGTCATAACAGTAGCACTACTGTTGTCAGCATCTTCAAATAAAATACAGGTAGTACCACCACTAAGATTAAATCCTAATGTACCACTAGAATTAAAAAATACGTCAGCAGTATCAGCACCATTACCACAAGCTAACTCTAACTCTCCACTAGTTGAATTAAAACCTAATTGAAAATCTGGTCTGCTATTGCCACCTGCACCAAAACCAATTTTATAATCGTCAGCTAAATGAACACCACTTTGAGTGGTAAAAGATGGAACTTGACCAATACCTATGTTGTCTTCAGAACCATCAACAATAAAAAGATTAGCATTTGTGTCACCTTCAACTCTAAAATCTTTTGATGCACCACTTTCGTTAAATACAAAATCACCACCATCAATGCTTACATCTCCTGTAAACGTACCAGTAGTTCCTGAAACACCTGCACTAAACGTACCACTTGTAGCAGTCAAAGGCTGTGCTGCAGGATGGTTGGCTGTACTTGCAGGTGCGTTGTGATGTAACACATAAATGTTATTTCCACTAGAACTTACAGGTGCAGCAGTAAACGTCAATGTTGTACCACTGACTGCATACGCTATTGTAGGTTCTTGTCTTACGTTTTCTACAAAGACTGCAACACCATTGGTTGTCGCTGCTTTAGATAATGTAAAAGCAGTCGTGCTTCCATCTCCACTAAACAAATCTTTAGTTACAGATGCAAAGTTTGCTGCTGGACTATTTCCTACATATCCCATATTAGGTTATCTCCATATAACTCATAGTCGCTGATACTTTGTCAGCTACAGAACAATCTATTTTAATTATATCACCTACGTTTAACACAATCTTGTTTCCTGCCATAATCTCTACAGTTGAACCTACAGGCAACGGAATATCTTTTACAATATGTGCTGTAGTGTTTTGTGTTTGTGATGTTTGTGTCGTTGTACTAACAAGTGTTACTGAAGCAGTAACTTGTGATGTGTGAACATTTGCAAGTGTCATACCTAAAACAACTACTGTACTGCCTGATTGCACAGTATAGAGTGTTTCAGGAGTACCTGAACTTGCAGGACAAACATCCCTTGTTATAACTTTAAATGTATTTGCCATTTGTCTTTCCTTGTTGTGTTAATTATACATTATTTTTGCTTGTTTGTCAAGCATTATCCTAACGCAATAGCTAATGCTGTTGCTTCATCTTGAATAACAGAACTTAATGTTGCTCCTGCAACTGTTATAGCATCTGCTTCTAGTGTGCCATCAAAATCACCATCTACAGCATCTATATTACCCTTAAATATTGTAGCTGATACTGTACCTGTGCTTGGGTTATAAGAAAGATTACCATCCATTTCCAAACCAACATTTCCTGTGCTATCAGTAGCACCTTCTACAAAGGTAATAAGATTTTCTTCGTTTGTACTTTCGTTGTCTGTTACTAATACGTGTGCAGAGTTTGTAGCATTGGTAACTGTTACTCCTGCAATTACAGTATTAAGTGCTGTGCCATTAACTGTTATAACATCTGCTTCTAATGTACCATCAATGTCTGCATCTGTACCAACAAAAAGTTTTTTAGCTATACTTGCACCACCCTCAACTCTTAATGCACCTGTATCACCAGTAGCATCACTAGAGTCAGTAGTGTCTGTTATATCAACCACACCTGCAACTGTAAGTGTTGATGCCATATCGACAGCACCATCTATATCAACTATATCTAGATTTGAAGTACCATCTATATCTATGTTTCCTGATACATCTAATGAAGCTGCAATAAGTTGGTCAACTTGTAAATCCTCATAATCTGAACCTAACTTTAATTCAAATTTAGGACCTGTAGTACTATATAAAAATGAAGCATCTGTTCCTGTACCACCCTCAAGAGTAATACCTGCTCCATTAATTACAGCAGATGTGCTGTTGCCACTATCTAATATAATGTTATGGTCATTTAAATTTACAGTTGTTGAGTTTACAGTAGTAGTTGTTCCACTAACTGTTAAGTCACCTGTAACAGTCATATTATCGTTAATTGTTACTTCAGATGTAGTATGTCCTATAGATATTGGAACACCTGATGTTGCTGTTCCGATTGTTATTCCATTAGATGTATTAGAGTTATCTATGTTTAAAGTTGATGTACTGTCTAGTGATATGTTAGAACCATCTACTACTAATGTACCATCTATATCTGTATTATCTAAATTGGTTACTCCATCAATATCTGCATTACCTGATATATCTAACGAACCACCTGTTATAGTACCTGTAGTTGTTATAGCACTTGAGCCATTGTCAATAGCACCAAATCCACTTGTTATTGAACCACTATTTAAAGCACCTACTGTTGTTACATTTGATAGTGTGTCTAAAGCTGACTCAAAGTATGTTTCAAAGTCAGTTAGAGCAACCTGAACCATTGTGCCATTATCATTAACAACAACTCTGTCAGCATCTGCTAATGTTGTTGCTGTGGCAGAAGTATCTCCATCTACAATGTTAAGTTCAGCTGCTGTTGAATCAACTGCTGCTAGTTTTGTAAAGTCAGCTTGTACTAATCCTGATACACCATCAAGTAAATTTAATTCTGTAGCTGTTGAAGATACGGCTGTTGAACCTAATACTAACTGTCCATCAGGAACAACTAGCCCTGCAGCACCACTAAATATTAAATCATCGGCTGATGTATCCCATAACATAAATGCACTAGATGTATCTCCAAAAAACTTAGTATCATAACCTTGTCCATCTACACCAGAGGTAAAGGTTGCATCAATTTGTACAGCACCATTAATATCAAGTGCTTTATCAAATTTAATTGCTTCAGAAGAATTAGTAGTAACAAACGTCATGTAAGCATTGTCAGCTTCTTCAATAACTAGGGAAGCCGCACTATTATCAAGTATTTTTATAGAACTTGCAGCACTAAATCTTAAAGCACCATCTGCTCCTGCTGATAGTGTTAAATCACCTGCTATATCAACATTACTTGAAAAGTCACCTGTCGCTGCATCTAATTCGCCAGAGATAGTTAAATTATTTTGTCCTGTAGTATTTATACTTGCATCTGTTGTAACTACTTTTGAAGCTATAGCTGTACCTGCAGTTAAGCCATCAAGTAACTCTAGTTCTGCTTCAGCTAAAACAGCACTACCTGCTGTAAATCCTGTACCTGTAACTATTCCAGTAGATGTAATAGCACCTGAAGCAATAGTACCTAAACCACTGACATTACCACTAGTATCAAATGTGTAATTACCATCTGAAAATGTACCATCAATAGTTAAATTACGAACTGTTCCTATATCTTTATTAGCATCTACAACCATAGCCTTACTAGCAGCAACAGTACCTGCTGTAATGCCATCAAGCATTTCTAATTCAGCTTCAGCTAACTCAGCACCTGAACCTAATGTTAAAGAACCACCTACTGTAAGATTACCTGCTACAGCTAATGTAGAACTAGCTACTGTAGAATTAGGAGTTAAAGTAAGATGTGTTACATAACTTCCTGCACTTGCTATATCATTACCTAATGTTAGTGTGCCACCATCAGCTATATTTAATTTCCACTCATCTCCTGCATCATCACCTTCATCAGCCATTAATGTAATAGCTAATCCTGCACCCTCAGTTGCAGCTATTTTTAATGAATCAGTTGTAGCTTCATCATAACTAATTGCAACATTTGAATCTGAACCAAATATTAATTGCTCATCATCGACAATTAGTATATCATCTGAAAACTTAAAATAATCTTCATCTTCCATCCATGCAAATACACCATCAGATGTTTCTCCATCGAATGTTATTGTTATATCTGTTCCTGCAGTTGCAGCACCAAAGGTTAATGAATTACCTAATAACTTAGTTATAGGACCACCTTCGTTAGCAGTTCCATCGTGTGTATGTCCACTACTTGCTTGAAAGGCTGCTAATATTTGGTCAAATTCATCATTGGTATGTGCTGCTGTAATTACGTCACCATCTGTATAAGATGATTGTCTTGTATACGTTGCTCCCATTTACCTTCTTGCTCCTAACTGATATTCTAATTGAAATCCTTTTAATGAGTATGGTGCTGTTGTAGCATTATCATTAACTCTCAATGCAACTGCAAATCCTGAACCCTCTACTGATTGTCTTAGTAATGGTTGTGATGCACCACCATATGTAGGTGTTCCATAAGTTGATGTGCCGTATATAGCTACCACATCTTCAGAATCTAATGCATATGCTGCAGGTCTTGAAGAGTTTCTATCTTCATAATCATATCTTACAAACATATCAGCATTAATAGCTGACTCAGGTTTGTAGTTTACTATAACTCTTTGCATATGTTTTCTTATTCCAGGGTCTCCAAAAGTTAAATCAGGACTTCTATATCTACCTGATATTGTTGTACCATCAAAGTCATTACCTTTTTCTTGTCTGTGTACAAAACCATCAAAACCACCATGTATTGTTAACACATTACCTGCTTCAACAAAGGTATCTGTACACGATGGTTTTATACCTCTTAACTCAGAAAATTCAAAGCTCTGTCCTTTCATAACACATATTACACCTTTTGTATTATCTTCAGCCGCACCTTCTTTAGAAAAGAATATTCTATATTGTGTTTTATTAGGTATTACAATTGATTCAAATAATGCTGCATCAACTAAATTTTCATCAAATATAGATTGTACGTTTGCACTAATAGTTCCAAGTTCAACGTCACCAATTCTTGCTGTACCTGCTACTGTACGTAATCCATCAGGTCCTAGGAATATTAAGTCACCTGCAAATTCTTGAATTGTATCACCGTTTACACATCCAATATTTCTTGTAACAGGTGTTACTGAAAATACATCAGAACCACTTCCTGAACTTCCCGTAATTTTAAATATTCTGTTTTCACAAAATATAAATAACTCACCTCTAAATGCTTTTATACCAACAATAGTGTCATCTACCTTAATACTTCCTGCAGGTAAACTAGCACTTGAACTAAATCCATCTTCATTTAAACCCTCACTAAATACTATCTCTTGAGGTGTGCTAGACATACCAGCATAGAACATATGGTTTTTAAATGCAGCTACAAATTTAGCACCCTCTACACTTGAAGTTGTAACATCTGAAGCTGTTAAAGATGTGTTAAATATTGTTGGGTCATTTACTCCATCAACAACAATTAACTTTTCATTGCCATCAAAGTTATATCTTTCAAACGAATACTTACTAGCATTTGTTCTACTATTATCTCTTTCTGTCCAACTCTCTGAAACTGTATCATCTATTGCGTGTGCTGCAGCAGATGTTGAACTTGTTGCTCTTGTTACGCCTGTAAATGCTGAAGTTGTTTTTCCTGTGTAAGTAAATATTTCTGAGTTAATTTGTAAAGTACCACTAGAACTAAAGCCACTTGTACTATCTACTGAAATAGTGCCTGAACCTGCCATGCTTGTACCTATGAGTATTTTACCAGATAGCTCACTTGAAGCTGAACTAAATATTTTTTCACCTCTAGCAGCTATTATGTTATTATTAAAAAATGCTACCATTAAAACTTTTTCGGTACTAGCTGAAGTTTGAGGTACAATGTGATTGCAGTGTTTTCTAAAACCGTTTATTCTTCTATACCCACCTTCAATGTCAGGCTCAAAGTTTAACAACTCAAGTGCTTGTCCTGGTTGCATTATAAACGTAGAACGACTTTTAACTAACCCACCTTCACATACAAATGCTGAAGGAGAAGTTTGCGATTGGTCAGGCATATTAACTTACTCTTGTTGTTATATCAGACGTATTTGAATAACCTTGCCTTGGTATAAATGTAGACCTAATGTAGTCAAATCTATTTACCAATAGCGTTTGCATATTCTTTATACCTTGCTCAAAACGTGCAAAGTTTATACCATATTGTTGTGTCTCACCTCTATACTGATAAACAAATGCTGTAGCACCATCTGCTATAATAGGTGCAAATCTATCAGGTATAGTTGTTGTATCACTATGTGCTGTCATATCTGTTGGAAAAGAAAAGTAATCGTACTTTATAGAAAATGATTTTGTTGGGAAAGGATATAATATATAATTATTATCAGGTGTTCTAATAACAGATTGTGGTATACCACCTCTTTCAAACTGTGCAACTTGAACACCACTATCATGGGCAGATTCTGTTGTTCCATTAGCCCCTCGTGTTACACCAGTAAATGTTGTTGAACTACCTATAGCTGTGTATGTTACTTGTTCATTTCCTATAAATAAAGTACCTGCACTATTAAATCCTGTTGTGCTTACAACTGTAATTGTAGTAACAGAGTCTGTATGTGATGTACTTAATGTTGTTGTACTTATTTCATCTTCTTGAGTTATGTATGAATTTACATAATCATTATAATCTGTTGTCCTTAGTTTACCACCACTAGTTGCTAAGTCACTATCTTTAACTAATCTAAATGTATTATAGTCAACTGTTTTAGCATCTGTTGGTATACTATATTTAAATGTTCCAGCAGTTAGTGTTTCTGTCTTTGTTGTGTGATTAAAAGGATATTGAAATTCTTTTTGATTAATAAATCTTACGGCTTCGTTAACAGCGTTCTTACATTGTGTTTGAATACCTCTTGAAGAAGTAAAATTAGAAGATGTTAATTGCACTTCATTTAAACGTGCTATTACTCTATTTGTATGTGTAAGAAAACTTTCAGCCATGTCCTATCCTAAATGTAATGTAAGAGGGCAAGTTGCCCTGCCCCCTTAGTAGATAATTGAGTTACGCTAATGTATCTCTGTCTACTTCGTCAGCAGCCATTGTGCCAATGTCATCAATGTCCATGCAGATAGCGAACAATCGGAGTTTACCCCCTGTTGTTGTGCCTGTCATAGCTTGAAGTTCAATGTCAATAGTATCTGAAGTTCCACCAATAATAACTGGAGCATAAGCTGCAGGAGTAGGAGCATAATCACCTACACTTGCACCATCAAAGTCAAAACCATCAACAAAGTTGTCAAGGTCTCCACCTGTTATGCCAAAGTCAAAATCGGTATCAGTAGAAGTACCCGCATGGGCTTCTGTAACTTCAAATCCCGCATGAAGTATAACAGTATTCGCAGGAATAGTTAATCCTGGAATAACATCATTTGCTGCAAGAGCAGTTCCCTTGTCAGTTACTGCTTGAGCAAAATCTAGTGTATGTTGAATAAAGTATGGTTGTCTACCTCTAGAACCCATACCTCTAGCAACAGAAGTTGTATTATCGCCTAATGCCATATTATATTCTCCTTTACGCTAAGTGATATTTTGCTCTAACAAGAGCTTCAGGTCTAAGTATCTTTCGACCATACAAATGCATACCTCTAACAATATCAGCAAAAGAATCAGGGTCTCTATAAGTCTCTGTTTTGTTGATTTGTTCAGCAGTAGCTACAGCAGAACTATGTCCTGCCACAATCACACCATAGTTTGTTGAACTGTTTGTGCCTGTATTTGAAGGACCTGTTCCAACAGCAGGTAGATTGTTAGATTGGTAAACTTTAAAACCGTGTAGGTTATTAAGAATTAAACCATTCTGAAGACCACTTCCACCGAAATCGGCATCAAATAATCTTGAGTCTTCGTCTTTTAAAACCTCAATAAATACTGGGTCTAAAACTAACCATCTTCCGTTAGTATCTACATTTTGTTGGTCAAGTAATCTTGACATACGAGCAATAACTGTTAATGGGTGTCTATCACCAGCAGCAGGGGCAGCAGTAGTAGCTCCACCTGTTCTAGGTTGGATAGCAACAGCATCACCTGATGACCCACCAAAATCAAGAGCATCAATTAACATTGATGATAATAATTCGTCTGAACCAGCAGTTGAAACAGCTTTTGAGCCATTTACAGTTGAGTTTGCAGTATCAGCAGTACCATGTATAGATGACTGCTTAAAACCTGACAAGTAACCAAGAACGTCTTGGTCAAATTGGTCAGATAGTCTATAAGCAGCTCTATCACTAGCTAACTGTTGAAAGTTAACGTGTGAATGTGCTTCTTCGATATCGTCAACCTTAAATGCAAAGTAATTAGCTTTGTCAATTGTTAGGCTGAACTCTTCATCGTCAAGGTCTTGAGGTGTAATTGCTGTACCTCTTGTATAAGCCTTAACTGTAATTTCAGGTTCTTTAATAACCTTAACGGAATCACCCATGTTAGCAATTTCTCCAAAGTAATCAGAGTTAGTGATTGCTTCAGAAATAGATGACTTGCGAAATGCAAGTTGCACCTGTTTGCTATAGATAATGGGGCTAAAATTTCCATTAGGTAGATTACCATAACCTGCCGCAGTAGAAAATGCCATTTTATATCTCCCTATATTATAAGCATAGTTTACAGATGCGAACATACAAATGTAATAACAGGGCTGATTTACGTTAGGTGCATACTATATAAGCTGTACATTCTTATACTTAATGGGCTAAGTTTACCAGGTATTCTTTAAAACTTTTTGTTGTTTGCTGATGTTTGTAAGCAAAGGTATCACGTATCTGTGGGCTTTGCTTACAGTATTATATATAGTTATATACATAAATTACTGTTTGTCAACAGTTTCTTTTGGAACTTCAACAAAAGTAAAGTTCACACTAAAGGAACGTCTTTCTCCTTTAGTCTTAAATGGATAAACACAATGAAATAATTCTGCAGGAAATATATAAAAATCTCCTACTTGTGGTTTAACCATAAAGTTTGTTTGACTATATCCTGAAGGTGTTCCATGAGCAAATTGTATATGTCCATTTGCAGGATGGTGGTCTTTATAATCTTCTTCCCACTCTTTCTCTATACCTTTAGGTAGTTTCAAATAACCAACGCAAGACATTCTAGCACCTGTGTGAATATGTAATGGATTGTATTCATTCTCAAATTGTCTTACAAACCATCCTGAAGCTATTTGTATGCCATGATTATATTTATCAATATCTAGTTTACTTGTTCCGAAAGAATGTCTATACTCAACATAGTTATGGAATTTACCTATAAATTGTGCAAACTCATTATGCCATAACTTTTCTATTTCTTTAGTAAACTTTAATTCTTGTTTTACTTTACCTACAAGATTATTAGACCAATCTTCTAAGTTAGGGTCCATTAACTCATTCATCTTTCGTAAGAAAGCTGGAGTCATTTTTTTGTATCCCATTACAGGACCAAAGGGTGCTATGTATTCTTCGTCCTTTTTAGGAACGTATATTTTACTGTTATGTGCCATTATATAATCCTATCTAGCTGAACCAGATATATCATATATAAATGAACCACTACGTATAGATTCCATTATAACTTCAGAATTTTTTTCGTATTCTTGAGCAGACATTTTCTGAACGTCAGACTCTTTAATAACACCTTTGTTTTTGTCTTGTGGTCTGCTTCTCATATTCTTTGTAGAGACAGACTTTGCTACATCATTTGATTTTTTAGATGTATCTTTTTTAATATTATTATCTATCTTATATAAATCTATAGCTCTTGCAGCAGACTTAGCATCACTGTCATTTTCATATAATGCATCTTGAACCCACTTTGGTTGTTCTTCTGCCCACTCGTGAAACTCATTACTCTCTCTAATGTCTGCAAAATCAGGATGCATTTGTAAAAGTTCTGCTTCAGCTTTTTCTTTAGTTGCAGAAATTTTCATTTCATCAATTGCTTTTAGTTTCTTTTGTATATCAGCAGATTGTTCTTTTGCTTTCTTTATTGCAATAGTTTCAACAATAGCAGCAACATCAGGATATTTAGAAACCCAAGCATCTAAGTCTTCTTCAGATGTAGGTAACTTCATTTCTTTTTTTGTTGCATCAGATAGTTGACTTTCTAACGCAGTTATTTTTTCTCTAAGTTCTTCTGATTGTTTTTGTTGATGTCTTCTTAAATCAGAGTATCTCTTCTTAAAAGTTTTTTCTTCAGGACTAGATGGTTCTTCTTCGTTACTACTGCCTTCTTGTTGTTCCTTTAATAAACTTTCTAATTCTTCTTCTTCTTTTTTTCTTTTGTCTTCTTGCGAGTAAGGTTTACTTGCAAATGCAACTTTTTTAGGTGTTGCTTCCTTTGTCATAACTAATTCTTCAGCCATGTTTTTTCTCCTTTGTTGGGGTCAGAGTAGCCATCACGGGGTATGAGTAGCCAACAATTTAGGTAGTTATCGTGTACCTAAACCACGTCTTACAGTAGTCTGTACAGGTTTCTTTAGTTTTATTAAACCCATAATGTCAGGTCCTAGTATTTTAGATAGAACCCTACCTTCTGCTGTTCCTTGTAATCCTCTAACTATTTCTTTCTCGTCTTCTGAAAGAGATGCATATCTCTCACCAAATATTTTAATTAGTTCTTCCATTTAATTTTCCTACAATATAACATAATGGTTCTAGTATTGCTCTTTCAACTGCACCTAATAAATGTCTCTTGCCTTTTTTCTTTAGCCAAATATCAGCAGTTCTTCGTCTTGCAACACCTTCACCCCACCATCTTACTATTCTATTTGATAATTTATCATCTGCATACATATAACGTACAACAGGTTTAAAAATAGTATGATACCCTATTTGATAGTGTTTGTCAAGTGTTTTACTTTGATTTAACCAAATTGTTTGTCTGAATGAACCAAAGCCGTACTGATTGTTCATAGCAGTACATACTATTTTATCGTCTCCACCACTATCTTCTTTTTCTTGTTTTTCTTCTTTAACTACTTGTTGTACAGCTTCTTTAACAGTCTTACCACCTTCTTTTGCTTTTACTGTACCACCAGGTTCTCTTGTTCTAATTACAGAACCTGCTTCAGCACCTGATACACCAGATGTAATATTCTCAATTCTTTCTGCACCTCTTTGTGCTTTTTCAGATGCTTCTCTTTCTTGTCTATCTTTTTCTGCTTGAGCTTCTATAGCTTGTCTTTCAGCTGCTGCCTTATCAGCCGCTGCTTTATCGGCTGCTGCTTTTGCTTCTGCTTGAGCTAGTATAGCTTTTGCTTCAGCTTCTTTTCTAGCAGCTTCAACTTGTATTAATCTTTGTCTTTCTTCTTCTTCAGCTTGTTGAGCCATATCTGCACTTCTTGAATCATCTAACATTTGTTGTGTTTGTTTTACAGAAGGTCTCTGTATCTCTGTAAATTCTTCCATACCTGGGTCATCAACTTTATCTTGTTTCTCATCAGGCTCAAAAAAGAAACCACCTCTTGTCGTATTAAAAGCACCATCAAAAGTTGTTGAGTAATCAGGTTGTGTTCTTACAAAACGTGGTTTTGTTGCTAACTCTCCAGGTTTTGGAAGCCCAGCGTTAGTTAATTCAATATCAGGATTTTTAATTCTTTCTGTTACTTGAGTATCTAACAAACCAAATTTCATTTTATTTGCTGGTGATAAAGCACTCCCTTTTCTATTTCTGTTTTCGTCTAAAAAGAAAAATTCATTTGTATTAGGGTCTCTTTCAATTTCAACATCTCCTGTAGATGGAGTATATGCTGTTGAAATAAATCTACCTTTAGGTTTAGAAGTAGGTACTTCAATTTTAGGTGCTAATGGAGGTAAGACTGATTCTTCAACTTCTCCTACTTTTGGAGCAGGACCTGTAAGACCATCACCTAAACCAAAAGTCTCATCAGTTTCCATTGAAAGGTTTGGGTCTACTCTTGGGTCTATACCAGGAGTTGTAAGTATTTCTGCTTCTCCTGCAATTTTACTAGCTGTTCTTTGTGCATCAGATGGTTTAGAAGGTGGAGGAGATACATCAGATTTAAGTCTGTTAAATGCTTTTAACATATCCTCTTCATTAAATAAAAACTGTGGCATAGGAATACCTGTCTCACCAAATGTAGCCTTATCTCTATTAGCTAATAGTGATTCAAAAGTTCCGTCAAATCCATCTGGAGCATTTTGCATTATAGATTGAACATACCCTTCATAACTTCTATCTCTCATCTCTTCTTCTTCTTGTTTTACTTGTATAGCACGTTCTCTATCTTCATCAGGTTGTGTTGTTGGAGCAATTAATCCTGTTTGAACGGTAGTATCTTCTGCAACAGGTGCTACGTAATCACCTACTAACTCATATCCGTCAGGTATAGGATATAAAGGTACAAACTTTCCATTTACCATACTTCCGGGAATATTAAGTGTTGCACCATCAGGTCCTCTATATGTTCTAACTTTTGCAAAAGATGTTTTACCTTGTTGCTCTCCTACTAATGCACCAGCTCCCGGTTGAACACCTGCTGTTTGTTGTCCTTGAAATTCAGGTAGATTATATACATCTCCACCTTGTTGCATTTTTCTCATCATTGGTTCTTCCTCCTCCAATTCTAAATCATCAATAGTAAAAGGAATATCATCAGGAAGAGTAGCATCTTCCGAGTTTCCCATTTGACCCATATCTTCCATTCTTTGTAAACCTGCTTTTGCTTCTTGACGTAAAGACATAAGTTTCTCCAAACCAATAAAACGAACAACGTCAGCAGGAAACACAAATTCGCCTTCACTCAACATAGCTGGAATGTCATCACGAACCTCCTTTCGTAATGAACCTGAAGGTACTTCATTCCCTGATTCTTGGTCTACTGAACCACCTTCATCAAGTAAACCTCCTTCATCAAACATATTCATTTGTTTCTCTTGTGTCATGCCACCCTCGTTAAATCCTGGTAATGCTCCCTCTTTTATTTTAATTTTTTCTCCTGTTTTAATTAAATTAGGATTATCTTTATACTGAGGATTAAGAGTTAATAACTCATCCACAGATATGCCTTGTTCTTTTGCTATTCTATTTAATGTATCTCCTTGCATAATTTTTTGTTTTGTTCCAAACAAATAATCAGTAGCTGTTTTTACTATACCTTTTTGTTCTTGTGGTTCTACGTCAATTACTTTTAATTTATCTTCTTTTTTTGTAAATACATCACCTTTAGCTTTTTTTAATTCAATACCTTTTCCTTCTTCTGTAACTACATCTTGTGGTGGGTTTAAAAATGTTAACATTCTTTTTTGTTCTACAGCGTTAAGAACTTTTGGCTTTATATATTCTTTTCTAAAAATTAAAGCACTTTCTTCAGGAGATGTTGCTTCATTTATTTTTTTATTAAGGTCTTGTGCATTACCTAAACCAAAGTAAGAACCACTATTATATTTAGAAGGTAACTTACCTGTACTGTCTAACAAAGCAAATTGAACTTGTCCTCTTATATCTATAGGACTAATATCATTTGACTTTGCCCACTTAGAAAAACCATTTTTTGTTGCAGCATCAAATTGAAATAATCCAAATCCTTTACCTCCTTTAGAAGAATCTAAATATTCGCTAAGTTGTTGAGATTGTTGCAAAGCAATTGCTTTTTTTGATGCTACATTTGGATTTAATTTTTGTCTAGCATTTGGATTAAAATTTGATTCTGCACCTGCACTAGCTAATAAAGCAGGAACATAGTTTTCACTTAGTCCTAAATTTGCAACTTCATCTTCAATAATTTTTTTTATTAATGAATAGTCTTCAGTTATGTATGCCATTTGATTTATTTACCTCTTCTCGTAAGTTCCTTAACCTTCTTAATATAGATATAGCACCTTGTGAACGATACATTAACACTTGATTATCTGATTGCTCTAAAGCTCTTTGCTGTGTTTCAACTAAAAAATCTATGTAGTTACTGAGGTGTTCCCAAGTCTTGGGGTTGTTGACCACCCCCTTCAACTTGTTGTGGAGTTCCTTGTGGTTGTGCATTTCCTGTAAATCCTTGTTCTCCTGGTACAGATACTTGTCCTGTTCCTATTGTGCCACCTCCAGCACCTGTTGGGTCATTAGGGTCTGCTCCTGCAACAGGTTGTTGAGGAGTGCCTTGTTGTTCTCTAGCTGCTTTCATTATCTCTGCTTGTATAGCAGCTTCTTGAATACTGTTTGTTACTTTATCAACATCTAAGTCAAGTGTCTTAGCTATCTCTCTAATAATATAATCCATCTTAGCAAAAGGTGCAAGAGCTGGATTACTTGCTGTTCCTAAGAATTGCATTAGTCTTTGACTTCTAACTTCATTAGCCATAAGACTTTCTGTTCCTCTTGCTTTAACTTCTAAATCACCTCTTATTTCAGGGTCAAAATCAAACTGCATATTAAATCTAAATAACCCTTCACCTAAAGGTTTTAATAAATAGTCATCTACATTTTTTATAACATTTTTAATACCACCACTAGCAGCGTTCATTAACATTGATATACCACTAGCAGTTCTACCTACACCAGATACACCTGTCTGTCCGTGTGCAAAAGATGGAAATCCAGTTGATTCATCTGATAGTTGTCTTGCTTTATCAAATAACATCATATTTTCTGAGGATACATTAGGAAACTTAGTACCAAAAATAGCTTGACCAGGGGCGCCGCTTTGTCTTCTAAATATCTTTCCCGGATATATAGATAGGTCTTGTCCCGGAACTAGGTTAGTTTCATCTACTTCAATTAATAAGTTTCCTGATAGTACAGCATTATCTACTGCCATTCTCATAAAACCATTCATTAATGTTTGTGTATCATCCATATTCTCTGCAATACCAATACCAAAGAATGAATATGGATTAAGTTCATATGGTGCAGCAACATAAGGAATAGTTGCAGGTTTAAATGGATTAAGAACCATTCTAATTAGTTTATTATTACATATCCATATGTTTGCTTGTACTTCATCAAATTCTTCTAGCTCTTCAGGTATCTCTATATCTTGGTCTTGTAACATTTCAATGTCACACATACCCCAATATTCTAATACTTCAAAACGGTCTACATCATGTTCAGGTGCATAGTCAATTAAATCATCTTCCCAATATTTTTTAACATAGTTTTCACCTTCAGATATAACTTCTTCAATAACTGTTTCTCTAAAAAAAGGTCTTCTCTTTAATCCACGCAATTGACTTCTAGACATTTTATGTCTTTCAATTGTATACTGTGCTTCATCCATATTATTTGCATCAGGGTCAGGATAAAAGTTCCAAACAGATACATGACTTACTTGAGGTATAGTTTTAAATATAGGATTATATTCTCCTTCACTATCCCAATTAGGATATTCTTTATCTAAAGCAAACGGACCTTTCATTACACCTGTACCAAATAAAGCCATTTCAAATGCTGTACTACGTAAATGTTTAGTAGCACTTGACTCTTCTAGTTGGTCATGGACTTTCTTTTCCATATTCTTAGCAGCAATCATTGCTGGACTAAATGTAATAGATGTTGGTGTTTTACCAACACCTGTTTTTAATTTGTCTTTTATAGGTTCTAAATCATCTGCTAAAGGACCTAGTTTATCTAATAGACTTCTCTCTGTAGAACCTGGTGGTAAGTCTTGACCATCTCCTTCAAACCCATATGGGCTTTCACCTTCTCTTGCATCTGTTACTTCTTGTGGTTCTTTAGGGTCAAAGTTTACATCTCCCTCTACACCCTCTGGTAATTTTGTTGGTTCAATAGTTAATGGAAATTTATTATTAGCTAGTAACACATCTACTATTTGACCATAGGCTGCTAGTGTTTTTGTTTTAGTTACCTTTACAAATATTCTAGATTTCTCAGCTTCTGTAAATTGAACATCAGGACCATACAATCCTCTATAGTTTCTATATGAACTTAGCCATCTTTGCTCATCTTGATATCTAAAATCATAAGCTCTTTTAAATCTATCATAAACAAATTTAACAGCATTTGATACAGGTATATCCGTCTTAGCTGAATCTTCACTATCTTCTAATGAAATAGCTTCTGCATCCATTATTACATCTTCATTTAATTCTTCTGCCATATTAATATCCAAACTTTTGGTCTGCTACGCTCATACCCATTGATGGTTTACTCATTGGGTCATAATCAAATATACTAAACTTTGGTCTACTTTGAAGTCCATATCTTAGAGCATCATATAAATGGTCTTCAGCATTTGTATCAACATCTTCAGGATTTTTCTTATCTAATGGTAGTGAAGGTAATTGAGTTATTAAGTTAATACAACTATTAAATATTACTAGCCTAGGTTCTTCTGTAAATTCGTCTATCTGTAATCGTCTATGTATTTCGTTTTTTCCTGCTACTCTACTTCCTCTACTTCTATCAGATGGTCTCCATCGACATCCTCTTGTAATCATTTGTTCTGCAAGTGAAGGACCTAAGTCTCCTCGTTTATGCCATAAAGAGCTATCTAAAACTCCATACTTTATATTACCATCTCCTGCTTCTAACTCTAGTATTTGGTCTGCCAAGTCCGTTGCCAAAACTTTCGATACGTATAGTTCACGATAAACGACCAACTGTTCAGAAGGAGAAACTGCAATCCATAAAACACCACTATAAGAACCGTAACCATAATCACAAGCCCTAAACTTAACCCAATTACTAGGAATATGAAAGGGTTCAACAACGTGTACATCTCTATTAAACTCTGTAAAAGCTGCTCCTTCTTTTATATCCCAATCACCTTCAAGAAGTTGTCTTCTCTGCTGTTCGGGTAAAGATAGAAGCATTGCTTCGTAATCACCATTCTCTGCAAGATATGGATTATCAGATAATCTAGCTGGAATAAATCTTCTTTTAAATAACGGCTTTCCAGCTTTCTCATGTCCTGCAGGATATTTTAAAACTTCTGCTGTATCTATATCAGTTGCATCAAATGCTTTACCGAAAGCTGCAGGAGCTATAAACATTTTCTTAACCCAAGCGTGTCCTCTTCCTCCTGGGTTTGTTGTTGCCCTCATAAAGATGGGCAAATCAGAAGCAGTAGACCTTAGACGAGAACGCATATAATTCCATGCGTATGGTGTAGACCATTGTGTTAACTCGTCAAACCCTATCCAACTAAATGCTAAACCCTGATAACGCAAGACATCTTCATCTCTATCTAGATAAGACATCCACAATCTTGCACCAGAGGGGGCTACCCATTGCATCTTTCTTTCTGACCATTTTATACCCTTCCATATTTTAGGATATAACTCTTGTGATTTAAATATTAATTCTCTTAATTCTTCTGTAGTACGTCTTAATAATAAACCACTAAACTCTGGATGACCCATATAACGTAGAGGGTCAACTAACATACTGTAAGTCTTACCACCTCCTGCTGAACCCCCATATAAAACTTCCCTTTCATTTGCTGCAAGAAACTCTGTCTGAGGACCATCATTAGGTTTAAATATTACATTCTTTTCTTCTTGTATTCTTTCTACTTCTTCACGTATTGGCTGTGACTGTTTTTGCACCAACTCTTTCGGACTCGATTTCTTCTGCTTTTTGTATCGCCTTTTTCGCATATTCTGCCCATCTGCGTAGGCTTGTAGCTTTGTCCTTACGTTGTTTTTCATTCTTTAAGCGTTTCATTAATCCTATGTGTGAAATATATCTTTCAGAGTTTTTTGATAACCAATTTGCAACTTCTCTGTAAGAATATTGTTTTATATAATACCTTGCTTTTTCCAATAAGTCAAGTTCTTTTTTTATAGGAACTAATAAATTTGGGTCATCTTTATCTTGTTCGTAACCAAAAGGTATTGTTCTAGCAATTCTTGGTATAGGCAACCACTCATCATTCTCTTTTAAATCAGTAGGTTGAGGTAGCTTCCAATTACCTGCTGTTCTAGTCATCACTACTATTGTCTTTAGGTGGCATTAACATCACACCACCAGTAGCTTCTAGTTGCATCTTCTCAGTTTTAACTAAACCTATTCTATCTAGTATTTCTTTTGATGCAGATAATCTATCTCGTATACCTAATTGAGTAGGGTCATCTATACTACTAACCATAGCAACAGCAGCTTTTGGTGCATTACCTGCCATATAAGTTTGTGTTGCTTCAAGTATTTCATCTTTTAATGCTGATATAATTTCATTATTATTACTATTAGGAGAATATCCTGCAATAATTTTAGCATCTTTAATACTACCATTTGCATCTGCAAATAAAGCATCTAAGAATTTCTGTTGTCTTTCTGTTAATTTTCTAGTCATTTTCTTTCATCTTTGCTACCTTTTCTACTAAAGTATTTATAGCTTTAGCATCTTCAGGTCTTTGTTTAAATCTACCTAACAAATAAGTAATCAACATAGGTATACCAATTAACGCAATACCTAATGCTAATACTATTTCCCAAGCGTGTGCTAGTAATTGGTCAAATGCTACTAGTGCCATTTGCCAAGGATTTTCAACTTCCTTTATTGTTTCTGCTGATAAAGACTTAGATTCACCTATTAAAGCTGCACCAGCTAATCCTCCTACAACTGCACTTCCAGCAACACCTGCTGCACCTAAACTAGGAAGTACTGTTGTTGTTACTGCTGCTACACCTGCAGAACCTGCCGTTGTTGCTATATCAGAAAAGTCTACATTCTTAAAAAAACATCCTGATAAAAATAAACAACTACTTAATATTAAAACTCTAATCATATTTTTCTAAACTTTGCTGTTTGTTTTGCAATCGACTTGGGTTGCTTCACAAACTGTTTGCCCTTTTTTGTTCCTTCTTTTTTCGCTTTCGTTGTTGCCGCATACTGGGCAGATGTCAATGATTTTATCGCTGCTGTGGGTAAGTATCTTTCGCCTGTTTGCTTGGATGGCTTCCCTGATTTTGTTCGCCATTTTTGTTTCCCCCATGATACTAATGATTTTTGTGATTTTTTTAATGACATTATTTTGTAAACTGGTCCTTTATACTTCTAATTACACTCTTTAAATCAAAAGGTTTTTCATTCGGTCTATATGGACATTGATACTGTCTTGGACATTCACCTGCACCATATGGAACATACTCTCTATACTGTGTATGATTTGCCCCAACAAATACACACACTCTCTGTTCTTTAGTTAAAAGTTGACTTGCTAATCTACAAGTTGTCATTTTCTTTTTGTCATCTTTTGTAAAAGCAACAACAGAAAATAAAATACTAAAAACTATAATAATTAAAACTATTAAACAGAAACGCTGATTAACCATAACATCCAACCTAACGCACTACAACCTACTAAACAAGCTATACCCATAATAGTATAATCTCGTATTTGTCTATTTCTCGCTTCACGTTGATATATTGCTTGGCTTCTAGCTTTTCTTATTCTACCTTCTTCTTTTAATAAATCATCCCATGCTTGTAAGCCATAGTTACCAATTAAAAAATTTCTTAATTCTTCTCTTTGTTTTTCAAGTTTCTTACGACTACTATAAGATTCCATTGCAACTTGTTCAATTGAACCGTTGAATAATTTATCTAGTGTTGACGGGTTGTTTGCATTTTTATGTATATTATCTACATCACTAACAGCAGACATCCACGTTGATAATTGTGACCCTAAATCTTCAATCTCCTTACCCATTTGAATGGCTTTTTTTATACCATTGTAAGCAGCTGTTGCTCCTGAAACAGCAGCAGATAATGTAATTGGGTCTATCATTTTTTATCTCTTGGTAAACAAACGGCAGTTACTTTTTCAAACTTACCATTATTTTTAGGAACACTATGCTGTCTACTTAATCTTTCTGCAAAATATTTACACCTATTAATATCTTCAAAAACTTGTGTCTTACTATATAAAGCTGTTCCTAAATAAACATAAAGAACAAATTCAATCACTTCTTTTTCTTTTTATTATCAGTGATTGATAATGTTAATCCTCCTTTTCGGAAATCATTTACACCTCTACTATTTTTTTTAACTAGCGTTCCCTTACTAGACCTTACTATACTAGGCTGTCTTTGAACTGTTGTTCTTTTTTTAGGAGCAGCTCCTTTTTTCATTGCATCTTGAAATTTTTTCTGAAGTTCAAACTGTTCTTTTTGTGTTCCACCACGTTGAACTAAATCAAACATCTCTCTGCTTCTTTTTTGATTTAAGTCAAATGCAGCTCTTTCTTGAGGATTACCAAACTTATTAAACCCTCTTCTTTGGAAAGCCATGTCTACATTAAATAATCGTCTTTGAATATCTTTTTGAGACCTACCTCTTTTCATCATCCTGTCTCTAATATTTTTCATTCTTGCATCTCTTCGATTAGAGAAGTTCATCTGCTGTTTTTGTTGTTTAGTCAAACGTCTAGGTTGTTGTTGTTGTCGTTCTCGTATAGCTTTTATAGCTGATTTAGCATATTCAGGAAGTTCTTGTCTTGGCTGTTGTGGTCTACGAGTCATTAAAGCCCTTCGTTGAGCTTCTGATATTTGAGATAACTGACCTCTAGTTTTAGGGTCTCTTCTTGTCATACCACGTCTTGGCATATTAGCAAATCTTTCACTTAGTGTTTTTGCTGCATTTTTAAGTAAATCTTTTGGGGTTGGAGGTCTTCTTCTTGGTGTAGCACGTTTTGGTGCAGGTGTTGATGTTGTTGCAACACCTTGTGTTAGTTTTGCTCTTAC